CGGAAAGAAACTGGTTGGCACACGGGCGGGTTTAATTGGAACCACGGCCCTTGCTGCTGGCGGCTATGAAGCTCTGGTTACACCCGACGGTCGGCCAACAATCTCTGATTCGTTTGACTCTGCCCCCGACTTCTTAAAAACAGAAGACACACTGGCGTTGGGTGGCTCGGATCTGGCGGCAACACGGCTGCTAAACAAAGGCCGAAGGGGTTTTGAGGGCGGGCTTGCCAGCCTTACGTTTGATGTTGGCTTGCCATTGATAGGTGCAGGAGCGCGGGCCGTGGGATCTGCGCCCGGAGTATCCGAGGTATCTTCGTTCTTGGCCCAAGGTTTAAAGGACGTATTCAACAAAGCCACTGATATCGCGGGCAAAGCTCCAGTGATACGAAACGTTAAGGACCCGTTGAAAGACAAGCTGGCGTATTGGTTCTCGCCCACCGGAACTGCGCAATCGGAGATTGTGGAAGAAATGTTGGACACTCGTGGCAGCGTGACCGGCGTGGAACGCCAAGCGGTGAAATACTTTCAAGAGTTTGAAGACAAAACTAACAAAATGTTTCGAATGCTTCCCAAGTATCGCAGCAAAAGAAAAAAGGCAGAGTTAAAGGAAGACTTCTTGAACTCGTTTCTGTCGGGCAATACAGAGCGTATGGCTGAAAAGTACGGTGCGAAAGCTGGGAAGGCGTTTGATGATCTGTTTCAGTTCGGCCTTCGTATGCAGGACGAGGTTGCAGCAGAGTTAGAAACAATCATAACTCGGCAGGAGGCGGCGGGGACTATCCTGTCAGACGCTAGCCCGCTTAAAATGGCGCTTCGTCAGATTCAAGAAAACGTTCAAGACCCACAAGCTGGGTACTTGCGCCGTCGTTTTGATATGTACGATGACAAAGAAAACTTCTACGACGCCTTAGACTTTACAGGGCCCAAGTATCAGGCTGCGTTGGGTGAGATGAAGCAGTATGTTCGGGGGGCGTTTGCTGCGCCGATCACCCCTGATGTAATGCGCGAAATGCTGCCCAGTGTGCAGCCTGATTTGTTTAAGCCCCGTCCTCGCCCGGACGGGACGTTTGATCCGAATGCTCCTGTGGATTTTTCTCAGCTTCCAGAGGATGTGCTGGACCAGTTCGCAGAACAAAAACTGTTGGACTATTTAAAACTGGACATCACCAGCGGGTTAACACCGCAGCAAGCGTTAAATGCCAAGCGTCAAACTCTTGCTCAAACAAACAGAAATCAAAAGGCTGTTCTTCCGGGCCGTGAGATCAGCATAGCTGATGACATCTTTATAACGCGTGTCAAGGAGCTCGATCAGTTGCCCTCCACTCGGGAGCTAATGGGCGAGGTTCGTGATCCACAGAAGATGTTCTTCCGTACTATTAGTGACACCTCGCAGTCGCTGGCGGCTATGAAATTGTATCGTGGGCTGGCCGATAATGTGGCCGTTGCTCCTCGGGCCGTGATCCAAGCAGCAGAAACGGGTGCTGATCTTCCTGCTATCGTAAAGGATCCACTGGACACTCGATTAAAGGATACATTCGATAGTCCGAATGAGGCAGCGGCGCAGGGCCTTACACCTGAAGACATGAACCGTTTGGCCTACACCGGAGACGAGCAGCTTCAAATCATTAATCGCTTAGAGCAAGCGGGATATAAAAAGCTGTCTGAAGTTTCAGAAGATCCATCTGTCGTGGGTGCGTTCGGGGACATCACCAGCATGTATGTTTCCCCCGCCGCTGCTGATGCGCTAATGACGCCCGCTCGATTGCAGGCGGACGAGATCGGCCAGCTTGGGGCGATTGGTGCTATTCTCAAGGGTCAAGCGCAACGAATGACGGTTGTTGCCAATCCGATCTCTCAAGTTCGAAACATCTTTGGCAACCAAATCGCTCTGGCGCAGGGAGACATGCTACCAAACCGGGGTGATATGGTAGATGCGTTTAGGGTTGTGGCTTCAAACGTTGCCGACATGAACGATGAGGCGTTTAATCGTCTGTCTCGTGAGCTTGGAACCTTGGGTGTAATGGAAACGAACCTTGTGACCAGTGCGCTGCGCAACTTTAAAGACATGTCTAAAGAGTTTGCCACCTCCGAAAAGTTTCAAAACTTCTTTGACACAACCACCAGCTACATCCCGTTTATGGGGTCGTTGGAAAAGCTGTACGGAGATTCCGATTCATTCTTCAAACTGCTTGGAGTGTTTTCGGAGCAGGGCAAGATGGCAACTGCGCTGGGCAAAGCGGGTCGTGACGTAAACAACTTAGAGAATTTTAACTTCGAGGCGTTCAGAGACGCGATGATGGATTCTGGTCTAGCAAAACGCGGGGCATCCATCGCTCTCGAAAACACCCCGTCCAACTTCCTGCTTACGATGGCAGGAGACACAGTCAAAGACCTGATGCCCGTGTACTCACGGGTAGGTAAAGCCGTGAAGAAACTGGATGCTATTCCGGTCTTCGGCGCTTTTACCTCGTTTGCTTCTGAGAACATTCGCAACTCAGTCAACACCCTTAAACGTGGGCTCGATGAACTGGCGTTTGGCACAGACCAAAGAGTGATGGACAACTTGGTTGCAGCGTTTAACGGAGACGAAGCAGCGGCCCGAGCCTTCGCTCGTCAGGTTCGAGGCATGGGGTCCAAGCGCCTCCTGTCCTACGTTGCCATATCCAACGCTGCGCCCGCTGCAATTACCAAAGCCTCAATGCTCGCAACTGGGACCTCGGAAGAAGAGATGGCAGCGGCAAGAGCTCAGGCCGCAGACTTCTACGATGGCAGTGATCTTGGCGTGTTGAGCAACGACAAGCGTGGCAAGATGGAACTGTTCAACATGAGCTACATCTTCCCGCATAGTTTTGTTCGGGAGCCTGCACTCGATGCCATCCGCACATACAATCAGCGCGGGGAACTAAACAAGAGCGAAGCCGATCAGATCCTGAACGGCGCATGGGCCGGGGTCAAAGGATACTTCGAGCCGTTCGTTGGCGAATCTCTGTTTGCCGAGCGGGTGATTGACGTATTGCCGTCTTCGTGGATTGGTCGTGGCGGTGAAACACAGACGGGCGCTGGGATTTATTCCAAGGATGAAAGCGTCGGGGATCAGATGGCGAAAAGCATGACCCATTTGTTCGGCACATACATTCCGGGCTATGCTCGTATGGCAGTAGAAGAACGGGGCGGCGAGTTTCAGGCGGGACGTTTAACACGAGCCATCACAGGGGAGCCCGGAACTCGGGGTCAACAGTATTCTACCAACGAGGAAGTAGCTCGGGTGCTTACTGGTATTACTCCGATTGTAATCAACAACCGCACTGACTTTACATTCCGAGGAGCGGAGTACACCTCCCTTCGTAATCCAGCCAAGGGCGAAGCTACTCGCACCATTAAACGTGCGGATGCCACGCCCGACGATGTGCTTGGTGCTTGGAACAAATACCTCGATGGTTTGTATCGCGCTCAGAGCCAGCTTAATTACTATGTCGAGGCTGCTCGGGCCATGGATACGCCCGACGATGTGATTAGATCTCAACTCAAGGCAGCAAACCTTGGCGGCGCAGAGATTGCAGCGATTATGCGCGGGGAGTTCTGGCCCGGTCTGGCATCTAAAGAGGTGATTAAAGAAACCAAACGGGAAATGCGCAACGAAGACAAGACCTTCCTTGTTAACGAGCGTCCTTGGGGGGAACTCAACACCCTGTCCAATGATCGTCGTGGTGAAAAGCTGTCGCCTGTGTTGTTCAAAGAGGAGCGCGATGCTCGACTCGAAGAGCGCAGACTGCGAGAAGCTGCGGAAACGGAGCAGGCGAATAGCGGATTAGCGGGATTAGCAGCCCCTGTTGTTGATTTCTTCCAGCCGCAACCGGAACCTGTTGTAGCACCGCAGCCTGAAGTTGCGGCTCCCGTCGCTGCATCAATAGTCCCACAAGACTCGGCCCCGACACAAGAACGGGATCAAGGAACTCTGGCCGCGCTCATGGGATCTAACCCAATAGACGCCATGAAGAATCTACAGATCGCACAGAGACTGGGTGTAGGTAACTAACCCACCTCGCCCCAGTTATCCCCTAGCTCCTGATCCACTCTGGATGGAACAAGAAGCACATCGTTCAGGCCGTTCTCCATAATGTCCTTGATCCTCGCAGCTTGCTCATCGCTTTCGATAGAAAAACAGAGTTCGTCATGCACCGTGAGCAGCGGAAGCAATCCTTCCTTGTAACAGTCGGCCATGGCCCGCTTGGTTTGATCGGCGGCGGAGCCTTGGATTAACTTGTTCAGCGCCTTGTATGTAAACGCCCTGCGTATACCCATACCGTACTCCGCCTGTGCTTGATCGTGAGGCAGGGGTTTGTTGTATCCGAATGATCTAGGCTCCCACAGGTGGAACCTGCACTTACGGCCCAGCAGAGTGCGTATCTGGCCCTTCGTGCTGCCCTGCTGCGTAGCGATGCTGGCAAGCTGCTTAACAAACGGCACCTTCTGGCGGTGCGTTTCCAATAATTCTTTGGCCTCGTCGTTTGTAATCGATAGCTGGTTGGCAAGTTTGCCCACCCCCATGCCGTACATAATCCCAAGGTTCACGGTCTTTGCTTCCTTGCGGCTGATTCCTGCCATGTCTGCCACCATCTGGTGCAGATCGACATCGCCCTTGTGATACTCTTCGACAATCGTATCGACCATAGGGTGGCGCAGATTGTCAGGCATAGACGCAGCAAAGTGAACCAAGAGCCGAGGCTCCTGACTGGCGTAGTCAAACGATCCCCACTTCTCTCCCTCTTCTGGAATAAACAAGCCACGAATTGCAGCCTTGATTTCCGGATCTCGCGCCGGGATTTGCTGGAGGTTGGGGTTCGAAGAAGAAAACCGCCCTGTTACAGTGCCCCCGTCATCAGATCGAAGCTGGTGGAACTCGCAATGGATGCGGCCCTTGTGCTCGTGGCGCAGGATGCTTTCGACAAACGTGCTACTGGCCTTGTCCAATTCACGCAAGCGCACCAGTTGCTGGCACATTTCATGCGGATGGGAGGACAGATACTGCTTGGTAAAGGACGGAGCGCCCGCATCCGTTGTTGGGTATTGCAAGTTCAACGCCTCGAACATCTTCTGGACTGAGGCCGAGGCCCACGGCTGGATGTCTACGCCTGTCTTGTCTTTGATATTCTTGTGGACCTGTTGGGCTTTCCCTTCCAGATCCTTCTTAACCCGAGCGGCTTTGTCCAGATCCACGCGCACACCCTTGGCTCGCATGTCCAGCATCATAGGAATCAGGCTGGTTTCAAGCTCGAAGATATGCCCGAGCTCATCCTTGCTGAGTTCGATCTGAAGATACTCCCAGAGTTTGAGCGTCATCAAAGCGTCCTGCTCGGCATACGCACCAACAAACTTGGGCGGCAGCTTCCACATGTCGGCCTTGGGATCAATGCCCCAGTCCTTGGCCGCAGCCCGCAGCATCCGCTCGTCCTTGCGCATGTCGATATAATCACGGCCCAGATTGTTGAGGCTGTAGGAAAACCTGTTCTCGTTTACCAGAGGCGCAGCAATCATCGTATCGATTAGCTTTCCTTGCACCTCGACCCCCTCGGCCCGCAGCCAACCCGCATCGTAGGTCGCGTTGTGCATAACCTTCTGGATGTCCGGAGTTGCCATCTGCTTTTTAAACCAACGCATGGTCATGTCCGGATCGAGATTGTGCCCGTTCTGGTGGCGGATCGGAAAGTAACCCTTGTAATCCCCCGCAGCCACGGCAATCCCCACGATGTTGCCATCGTTGCGGGCCCAGCCCGGACCCAAGGTTTGAATGTTTGGATCTCTTGTTTCCAGATCCACGGCGATAGACTTGTAGCCCCGTAGGTCAGGGTACTCGGATGGAATGTTCCAATCCGGATCAAGGCTTTCACCTAGCTCCATGCGAGCAACCAGATCCACAGTCTTCTTGTCTTTTCTATCCCTTGCCATTCGGAACCTTTCCAATGAACAGATTTAACCGCTCTTGTATTTCGCTCTCACGATCCCCGCACTCAGATCCCAACGCGCTATAGCCAACCTTATCCACCCATCCATCTGCGGAATCCAAGTTGTGCAGTAGCCTCGCTGTCTTCATCCAGTCGAGCATCAAAGCAACATGCTGCGGAGTGATGTACCCGTTGGTGCACTGCGCTTCCTTCACAATAAGATTCCAACCATCAGCAATCCGCGTGAAGTTATCGTATGCGTCACCATAATCCTTGGCCCTCTGACCATTGATCGCGGTCTTTGCAGTCTTTAAAACATCGTCTCTCTTCATAGGTCGTACCTGTGCCTTTCGTCGGAATCGATTATGCACAACCGATTCTTCGTTCTGGTTATACCAACGTACATGGCTCGGTGCTCGTCATCCGGAAAATCCGTATTCACACAAGCCCATGTGCTGCCCAAAGACACGGCGCAGTTATCGTCCTCGCCGCCCTTCATCCCGTGGAACGTGGACACCTTTAACCGAGGCGTGGCGAGGATGTCCTCTCCGCGCCGCTCAATGGCCCTAATGTAGTTTCGCATGTCCTTGCCCATGTTCGCCACATCAAACGCCTCACGCTCCAGTGGAGACTTCATCCCGAACTCCGCAACCAACATGTCATAGGTCAACATCGCGTCCGGACTGGCCGCTTCGAGCAGCTTCTTCGAACCGCGCTTCACAACCGCATAGTCCCCCTGCTTTGGGACGTTGTCATACAACTGGCAAACCAGTCGGTATGGCAGAGCCTCACCCTGCTGCAACGTGCGCCATGAGGAGATCACTGAGGCCAGCTTTTCACTAACGCTGGACCTTCCCTTGGTAGAGTATAGAAACCCGTCTCTGCGAAGCTCGTGGGCCCAGTCATGCATCTTCTTGTTTGTGCGAGTCATCAAGGTCCACGAACCTTGGGTCAAGTCCAGATGGTGGTTGCTCGATAGGTACTGAATCTGTCCCTCTCGATCCGTCGGACTGAACTGCTTGGGCATACGGTTCTCGATCCGCTTTACAATCTGCCACGAAAGATCATGCACACGCTTGGGCATACGATAACTCTGAGTAAGAACACGGCGGTTCTCCGAAGCATGGAGAAATAAACTTACATCAACCCCCGTCCATCTGTGTATCGCCTGATCGTCGTCCCC